AGGGTTTTCGTCTGCTACACTACAGAGTTCTTCATCCCATGTGTGTCCAAATGGCAATTCATCAAAAGTAAATGGTAAACCATTGATGAAAAACATCTTTACGATGATTTTACTGTCATCATACCAGCAAAATTTAGTAGAGAGTTTGTACACAGATTTTAAGCAGGATACATTATTTAGCCTGCGTCATCATTCTCAATTGTATGGATGCGTATCATTTCATCATCCATATCATCCTCTATTTTCTTTACTGCCTGACGAATATCATCATGCAATCTTTCCATAGGACTTTTTTCTTTGTCCATTTTACTTTTTAAAACCATAATATTTATGATCTAATACTATCGTATTTAATTAATTCAATTGGAAGTGTATCATTACAAACTTTGAGGACTCTCATGAACTGATCAACGTCTTCACAAGTTAATTTTTTTTCACGACCCTCATCACTTAGTACAAGAAAGGATCTAGCACAGATGTCCACAACGACACCAACCACTGAATCATCTAACATACAAAAAATACTTGCAAAACTCATTATAGGTTATATATCTAGTTGTGTCAACTACATTATACAATTCATTGCACCAATAGTATTTGTTGCTAACCAACCTGTTGCAATGTATTTTTTATTCAATGGTGGATTACCTCGATGTAAATGAGTAAATGAACCAGGAAAAATAGCAACTCTCCCCTCTACTGGTTTAATTCTTTGCCTCTGATACAAAAACTCTGTTTCACCCTGTTCTACATCATTAAAATAAACAGACCAGACCAAAGTTCTAGATGCGTTTATAAGTTCACTATTTTCTGAATGAAACACATGATAACCATGAGTAGGAATAGTTTTTTGTAACAAACATCCACTACTATGAAAATTCCATTCTTTTAAAAATGGATACCAATCTACATATTCTTGCAAACATAGTGTAACAGCATCTAATATGTGTTTTGCTGGCACACTATCAAATGCTTCCAAATTTAATTGTTGATCTTGAACATGAAAATTATCTCTATTATTAATATGTGTAGATGAATCCATAAGATTAATGATATGTTCACAAAAATCTTTTTTTATCACGTTGTCCCATACTCCTATAAAGTCTTGATTTAAAAAGACCTCTGGATTATTTAATTTATTTGTATACATGATTAAGTTTTTATAATATAAGCAAGTGCATAATAAGGAGGAAGAATATCAATATCATCTCCACTCCCTGTGGTTGAAGTTCTACCAGAAACAGCAGCACTATTTGTACTAGCTAAGTTGTATCCCTCGTAGATATTACTTGCACCAGTTCCTCTTCTTATTTGATTATTTGCATTAACAGATGAGTTATTTCTGCTTGCTCCACCTAGAGAATTAGATACAGCAAAATGCCGATGGGATGGCATTTGATTTTGAGATATAGTTATTTTACCAGTTGTCTCACCACCAGTTGCACCAGGTGGAAGATTATTCCATGCAGTATTAGCACCATCACTATGAGCACCTACAACAAATCTATTTCTTAAATCAGGAATAGAAGTTCCATTTGTTGTGGTTCCACTGCCATTACATAGTTGCCATCCAGTTGGAATATTTGCGACTGAACCAGCCCACATCAAAATCATTCCCTCTAAAAATCCACCAGTCGTACCACTTATGTCACCAACTATATTACCTACGGTTAAAGTATTTGTGCTTGGATTATATTTTATACCTGCGTCAACACGAATTGGGTTATTACCACTACTTAATTCAACAAAAGTAACGAATTGATCGGAATTACTTGCATTTACATTTGTTCCAACATTAATCGCATTCAACACACTCGTAGTGTTTGCAGCAATCCAATCAACACCACTACCAGTGGATTGAAGTATCATACCAGAAGAACCAGTCTCTTCATTAACATCATACAGAGCACCATTAAGATAAAGTGCTGATCCGACAGTTGCAATACCTGTAACATTTGCATTTCGACAAGTTATTTCATCAAGATTGATATCTCCTGTAAAATTAACATTTCCTGTAAATGATGAGATGCCAGTAACATTCAAAGAATTAAGTGCAATGTCCTCTGAACCAAAGTCATAATTAAGTTTACCATATATGTAAACGTTTTCAAAACCAGAATCACCTACCGTATTCTGATCAAATATACTTAAATCTGGTTGTTTCATTAACCTATTTGACTCCCTACTTGACTACCAATTTGAGCTCCGACGGGACCTCCAACAGCACCTCCGACAAGACCACCAGCTATTCCACCAATACCCCCACTAGAAAATGGAGTTAATGATCTTGCAAATGATAATGTGGTCGCACAAGTTTTTAAAACTTTACACATATTACCTCGTTTAGGTGAACCGAGGTCAACTCTAGTAGAGGTAACTTGAAAATTTTGTGTTTTTCCTTTTTGAACATGACCAATTTGAATACTATTTGCTTGTAAAACTAACTCATTAGTTGCATCTAAAACTATGTTTTGTCCCTTAACTCTGATCCATCCTTTCTCTGCATTGACTGCAATGTCTCCCATGTGTGCCATTGCAAATAAACTAACTGAGTCAGGTTTATTTTTAAATCCAGTTTGAATTTCTAAAGTGCTTTCGGCATTAATTGATGACACACCATTTTCATATAGTGCTTGTTGATATACAACACCATCGTTAGTTGTTGAGTATATTTGATATTTTAATTGTCCAGCAACACCAACCGATCCATTTGTTTCAATTAAAAAATTAGGTCCGAATACGTCTAAGACTCTATTTTCACTAGCCATTAGTAACCTCCTCCATATCCACCTCCACCTCCGCTAGGTGGTGATGATGGTGGTGGTGAGTAACCACTTCCACCAGATGTATCTACGTTAGTCTCTTGAACAGTTTCTACAGGATCACTATAAAGATCAACGTTTTCAGTTGTTTCTGTTGATTGTGATGTTTCTGTCGATTCACTTTCTTGAACTAATTCTTGTATTGATCGAAGATTTACTCTTGTTGATCCAATATTTGTACCAACTGATCCACCAGTTCTCAAACTTTCTTGGGGAGTACCATATATTATAGCATGAGGTGCTGTTGTATGTGCAGCTCCAACCATCTTTGCACCCGTTGTTGGGTGAACATGAAATGGTCCTGAATATGGTTTTCCGTTTACATATCCTACAATTTCACCTTTAGGTAAAATACAATCAATGGATTGTTGAGAGAGTGTAACTCGTGGTCGTTTTGTCATTATAGGTTTCAACCTTGCACCACTTCCTGTTTTAGTAGCAACTTTTAATACTGGTAAAGTACGATATGGTGCATTATTTGGATTTACTTTCTTAATAACACCATCTTCAATTGTCAAATCAAATCCATCAATTGTATCAGTTGGATCATAACCAGATCCACCATCATCAATAATAACTTTGTCAACGAAAGAATCCTGTTCTTCGTCTGATGGATAATTTTCTCCAGGTGATGTGATTATTATATCAATTAATTGTCCAAATTTTGGAGAATTAGGATCTTTATCAATTACTGCTCTTCCATATGCACCATAACCTCTGTCGCAATTATCTACAAATGAAACTATTGGTTCTTCAGTATAACCTTCACCAGGATATGTTATGTCTACACCTATAATACTTGCACTCTTTAGAACATCTCTTCCATCAAAGGGTCCTTCAAAATTAGTTCCAAGTTCTTGATTTATACCATCAACATCTTGTATTTCTTCAACAAAGTTTTCAATAAAGTTTCCTAAAATAATATCACCTGCTGCACCCTCACCATTTCCACCAAATATTTCAACTCTTGGAGGTCCACACTCAAAAACATTACCAGTGTTACACTCTAGTGGATCACGATCATCACCTTCTTCTGATCCAAAAATACCCCATGTACCTATATCATTTTCAAAATCACTCAATCCATCATTTAAATCTTTAACCGCAGAGGTTCCTTTATCTATAGCTTTACTGAACATTGATGATTGTTGTTCTTCTGAGAATGGTTTTTTAACTCCTTGCAATAAATCATATTTACTTGTACCTGGACATCTTCCTTTTCCACCATCTACACATTTTAAGACATTACCAACAACACTTAAGTAATTTCCACCCAATCCTGCAACTATTCTATTCTTTAAATCAAATCCCTGTCCAATAAGACTGAATAAATTGTTAATTGGATTAATTAAAGGTCCTACAATAGAATCAATTACATTTGTTATTTTATTAGTTATAGCACCAACAAAATCTTCAACTGCACATACAACAGGATTAACAAATCCTTTCTTCACAGCATTAATTAACATATCCTCTACAGTTTTAAACATTGCTTTTGCAACCGTAGATACTAAACAATCAAATGTATTGAATAATCTTTGTATTGGATTCAATGCACCATTATTAAATGCCTTCGTTTGAGCAAGAGCAGCTAATGGATTCAATGGATATAATGCAAAAAAGAATGATTGCACTGCTGCTAAACCATCTTGAACAAATCCTATCAATTTATCATTTAAAAATTCAGTGATCTGACCTGCCATTCCTTTAACTATGTCAGAAACAACGTCAGCAGTTTTTCGTATTTCATCTGTAAAGTCATTTGCACTATTAACTGCACCAGAAATTTTACCAAAAAAGTTATCAAGCACACCACTTAACTCTGAGACAAAGGAATTGCCACAGGTTGAAGGGAGAACTATGTATTGTGTTTGTGAAGTAGTCATATTAATATTTATGGATCATACTGATAATAATCTTCAGAGTTAAAATCTTCCCCTGCTTTTTTATTCATCTCTTCAATTGCTTGTTGTTTTATAGTTTCGATAGGTAAACCAGATTTTGTATCATACTCTACACCCCCAACAACATATGTTGAAGTATCTAAATCTTCTTGAGCTTGTATCAATTTCATTTCATTTATTTTCACCTTTGCTGTTTCAGGGTCTATAATAGATTGTTTAACCGCTTGTGGCATTGCATCAATATAAATCTGAGGATCTGTAACTCCAGTTTTTGCCTCTATCTCTAAATTATCCAAAATATCTCTTGTGAGATTATTTTGACCAGGCACATATTCTAAAGTTGAATTTGATTTTTTCGGAGTTAGTTTTTTATTTGAATTACTTATGACACCAGTTTCTACATTCGGATCAATACCTATTTCATTTAATTTATCAACAGCAGTTTTTCTCTTTGATTTATCAATTTCAATTGGTTTTCCACCTGGCGTTGCAGGTCCTAATTGTTCATTGAACTCTCCACTTAATGTTCCATTTTTTGATAATTCACCATAAAAACCACTAAGTGTTCCAAACTTTTTATTTGATATAACAGTTTGCCTTGTTCTTGCTTCTACACCAATTATAGTTGTTGGAATGTGTGGACCTTTGATTCCATAAACTGTGTCACCTTGACTTATTCTAACTGATCTTAATTTATATGCTGCTCCTGATCCAGCAGTTGTTGGTAATAAAACTACAGCATAACTCAATTCTTCATCTTTAACTTGATCATTATCTGAATTTTCACCCATAATACGAACTTTATATCTCCAACCCAATCCATTCTCAATTTGATCTTTTTGAGATTCATATCCAACAACAACACCAACCCAGAAATCTATGCGAGATTTAATTTCTGAGTTATTGCTTGGATTTGAATTTGGAGTTGGTGTATTATTCATTTGTGACTTGTATATAACTCCCTTGTGTCACGAAGAAGTGTCAATGATGTATAAGAATTTGTTGCGGTAAAAGAGTGGCATAAATGACATATAAGATAGTAACCACTTCTTAAATTATTATATATCTGATCAGTTTTATTTCCTTGAGTAATATTTTCGAGATATAATTTTATGACTTGTCCTACTTTTAATTTAACATTACATGGAACTTGTATATCAACTATCTGTGAGTGAAGCAAAGAATATCTCATATTTGCTTGAGGTTCATAATTAGCAGGACTATTTAATATAACATCACTCACACCAGAATCGTCAGCACCAGGATTTATATGATAGGAGTAAGATTTTAAATATACCTCATTTTTAACTGGTTTTTCCTGTTTCTCACCCAAATTTGTATTGCTCAATAAGTTCTTAATCTCTTCCTTATATTCTCCAGTTAGTGTATTTTTAGTTATGATACGAACATTATACAATCCATTTCTCAATGCTGCGAGTTGATCTTCATCTCTTCTGACACTAGGTGCCATTAAAACTTTAAAATCATTTCCATTCTCTTCATCAAGATTAGCACTAAGTGCTCCGAAATAGTAATACGTATGTTGTTCTGCATATTTATCATTAGTAAATTGATCTATCCCATCTTTTATTAATCCATCAATTGATTTAAAATTATATCCATCTTGATTTTCATAAAAGAAAAAACCAGGATCACCATCAACCGCTATTGATTTTTTACATAATTTTTGTATTACATCTAATGGTGGTTGATGATTTCCTTTAACCTTATCTTGATTTTGAGTCTTCTCAATATCTATTTTATTCTCAGATATCCTTAGTTCATCTTTTAAAATTTTTGTAACAATTTCACTTATTGGTGCTTCTGGATATACTTTAGATAATGGTTGTGAACTACTTGTAAATTGAGTTTTAGATGCTAATTGAAGCATAATTGTTTGTTTTTGTGAATCATCTATATTACCAGGACTTCCTGTAACAATAAGTGGGTAATTTGTAAAATCTAACTCTCCCTGCTTTGTCGTAACTAAAAATGAAACTTCTTCAAATCCTGTTATCTTCATAGCATCTTTAATAGTTCCAAGGACTCCAGTTTTATCATTAGCGACTGATCCACCAACATCCTCTAGGACTAGAGTTCCTGTTACCATCGGAGAATATAAACTCTCATAATATCTAAAACCAAAAATTTTACCTTTAATAGTAGTTTCCACTCCCGTTTTAGGTTTTTTGATATTAAAAATAGTATAATGGGATGGTCCTGCTGCTGACATATTAATCCTTTAGAATAGTATTTGTTCTGGTGTAAATAAACGTTTCTTTATTCGTTTCATCATCATTGTACTGACTGAAATCAAACATAGGAGTGTCTATCCCTTCATAGTCAAAGGGTATAACATTTTCACCAAAGTCAAATGAACTTTTATCAAATTGAAATTTATCTAAATCAGTTAACCCAAGATTCTCAAAAAAAGTAGAAGATATTTTATTATCATCTTTCGTAGTTATCGTGTAAGTCCCATCGTCATTCTGTTTTAAGTTGAAGTTTTCATCTGTAAATCCATATTTTTCAAGTTGTTCTTTTTCTGCATCTATTGATAAATTTTGTGAACCTTGAAGTAGATTATCAAATTTTTCTTTTAAGTTAACAGCAAATTTATTTAATTCTTTAAATTTTTCACCTAAATTTTTAAGAGTTTGCGTAACTTTTTCAATATCCTTAATTCTTTCATCTTTAAATGCCACAAATTGATCATATTTTTCTCCAAGAAAATTACCTGTCATCTGCAATCCTTTGAAAATATTTTGAAAAAAGTTTTTTATATTTTCAATTCCTTCTTTAATACTTTTAAATATATCTCCACTTAAAAATCCAGATATTAATTTTTTTATTTTATCGAAATTTTTTAATATTAAAAACATCGCAAACAATCCTAAAGCATTACCAAGTTTTGTTTTTTTATCTTTAGGGATTACATTACCGATTGCTGCTCCAACTCCAGTAATTAATCTACCAGTAGCTCTCGAAGACTCTAGTAGTTTTTCTTTTAATCTAGTTTTCTTCTTTTCTTTTGATATTCTTTCTATAGTATTACTTTTAATACGAACCTTTTTTATTTTTTTTCGATTACCAATAACTATATTTCTAATATTAAGGAGATTTTGTTTGAGTTCTAATGCCTGTTCTTCCATATTACTAACCTGTGTATATTGTGTCACTGAATCCACTTAATATTGGAAATTCACTAAGATACTTATTATAACTATCAGTTGATGGTACATAAGCAACTTGTGTTGCATTAATTCCATTAGGTGTTTCAAATATTTTTTGTTTCCTCAAATCTGTTATTTCACCTGGCAATTCAACTATAGTTACGTTACCATCTTTTTTGTTTTCTTTTTTTAGATTATTATTTTTTTGATTAATTAATTGCTTATTAATATCCCGATTAAACATAAAATTATTAAATGAATTACCACCAATATCACCATCTATATTTGTGGTGGTTGGAAAACCATATCCTTCTAAGATATTGTCACCATTTACATTTTTTAATCCTGTTTTTTCAGTAAGAATTCTTGCAGTTCCTTCATCCAACCCATCTTCCTTTAATTGTTCTACTGATGATTCAGCAGCATCAACTTTTGCATCAAAAACTTTTTTACCTATTTTAGATAGTGCAAAAAAAGTAAATAGAAGTCCAAGTCCTGCAATAACAACTGGGTTTGACATTATTGCAAGGAAACTACTTCCAATCGCAAGCACACTTGCCAATGTGGATACTAATTTAAGTCCAAGAAGAACACCACCTACAACTAATATGCTTTTCATATTTTTTGTTAGAGTGTCAAAAACAACATCTAAAGTTTCTTTTACCTGTTTAAATCTTTTTTGATTTTGTTCAGAACCAAAAAAGTTGCTTATATTATCTTTATTGTTAATTAATGTTTTTATTAAAGTAAGTCCACCAAATAATAATAAAATTTTACCAATTGCATTAAATAATCCATCTAAAGGTGTTTTTATTTTCTTCGTTGATTTAACAATTCTTTTTTCTGTTTTTTGTGTCTCTAATTCCTCTTCAGCATTTTGTCTTCTTAATTCTAATTTTTCACTTCTGCTTTTTTGTAGTAAAAATTTTTCTCTCTGCTCTCTTGACTGAAAATCTTCTTGTAATTTGATAGCAATATCAGCTAATATAAGATTAGATTCAGATAATGTTTCTTGAATTGAATTCTTCTCAGGTGTAATCTTTTTCCCTATATCACTTCTACTATTTCTAATAACATTAGATAATATTGTAATTTTCCTACTATTATTGGCGACTTGTTGCTGCAGATCACCACTTCCAATCTTGAAGGTATTTCTATTAATCTTTGGTGTGCTTACTGTATCAGGTTCCACGTTGTTGTGCCTTTAGGTTTTCCTCTTCAATATATTCTTTAAGTAAAGAGATATAAATTTCTCTTTCCCAAGGGATCATGTTTTCAATCTCAGTTAATGAATATTTATGATGCTGAATCAGGGCAAAGTTTACTTTATAGTATGACTCTAGATTCGTGTGAGACATACTTAGTTGAAAAAAGCTGCCAATCCCTCCAAAACGACTTCTGATTCAACTCCAGTATTTGGATTTTTTACTTTTACCTTATGAGTTAACTTAGGCATAGTAGTAAAAAAGTTTTCAATTAATTTAAACTGTTTACTATTTAACTGTTCAATGAACTCTTGGAGTTCTTTTTTAGTTGAATCTGCACCACTCCAACTTTCCTCCTCGGTATAGATGGTATCAATACATGAAACAATCATATCAAGAGTTGTTTTAATATCATCACCCTGAGTGCTGCTATCAAAATTAGATTCAATAAATTGATCCATTGAAGGATATCTCATTTTCATTGATAGTGAATCATCAATTTTTATAGTATCTTTATGAGTCCTATCTTTTTTAATTTTGATAGTATCAAGATCTATATTCATTTCAACTGACGTTTTATTATCGTCAGGACAAATAATATTGACATCAATTGTTTCACCAACTGACTTTGATCTTACATTTAAAAACAAATACTCAATGTCAAAGGTAGACATTTTTTCAATTTTAGTTCCTTTAGTTAAAATACATCCATTAAGTATTTCAATAACTGCACTTGTGATTTGTTTCACATCTTCAGATTCTAATGCCATGATTAGAATTTTTTCTTCTCTTACAAGGAAAGGACGATATTTAATTTTTCTTCCAGAAGAGGGTAGCACCAACTCATAGGTCGGTGTATTAACTTTTGGTAAAGGCATAATGAATATTCAATTCAGTAAAATTATTTATATGGGTTTTCTAACCGTTTACTATATAGCGGTCAAAGTTGAAGGAAATAGAAACTTTAAGTAAATCACCAGGTCCATATGCAACTGGTATTGCAGACATTGATTTGGGAAATACATTTACAAATCTATATCTCAAAGTCTTTTTGAAGTTCTTTTCAAACTTGTTTATATACATTGTATCACATTTATATGAATCTGGATACCTCATTCTTCTATAGTAAGCACGATCATTTTGACTTGTATTAGAGTTCGCACCACTTGATATGTATTCCATCCAACCTTCAAAAATTTTGAGCAAGGTATAATCTTCATCAATATAGAATGAAAAATCAAGATCAGTGTAGATTCTGGTATGAGCAAACTGTTGAGGAACACCCATAAAATTATCTCTTACCTCTGCTGTTGCATATGCAGTTGTGGGTAGTGATGCTGAATCACATAGAATACCTGCTCTTCTGGATAAAAAGTTTCTTACGTCATCAACTCTTAAATATGATTTGAGATATGTTTCAACAGATGGTCTCAAAGAAGAAAAAGTTACTTGAAAATGATTAGTCTGTGCTAACGGACCTATAATATTCTTCGCAACCGAAAGGTTATATGGTTTTATTGTTGTCTCTGCCACTCTAAATAAGTATGATTGTTATTTCTATTTATGTCATATAAAGGAAAATATTATCCATCATACCCTAAAAAGTATAAAGGTGATCCTACAAACATCATTTATAGATCACTTTGGGAGAGAAAATTCATGGTTTATTGTGATCGAAATGAGAGAATACTTGAGTGGGGAAGTGAAGAAATCGCATTACCATATCGTTCTCCTGTCGATAATAAGGTTCATAGATACTTTCCTGACTTCTATATCAAGGTTCAAGAGAATACAGGTAAGATAAAAAGATACTTAATTGAAGTTAAACCACTTAAACAAACAACAAAACCAAAAAAACCGAAGAGACAGACAAAAAGTTATTTAAGAGAAGTATATGAATACGCTAAGAATCAAGCAAAGTGGAAAGCAGCAACAGAGTTCTGTGAAGATCGTTTATGGGAATTTAAAGTGATGACTGAGAAAGAGTTGGGAATCAAATGAGTCGTATTGCACCACTAGTAGATGAACTGGCAGGTACGGAATCTGCTGATGATATCATGCAAGAAGTCTTAGGAGCATTGACAGAAGGATCTGCTCCTGAGACAGGAAATATCTATGTATTCGTATATAAACCTAAAACACCCAACATAAGATATGATGAACATCCACTTGTCGCAGTAACAAGTGTTTACTCTTGGGGATTCAAAGGAATCAACTTTCATTGGGGTCAATCTCGTCAATATACCTTCTCAGATGTAGTGGGTGGACTCTATCGTGCAACAAATGACGAACTTAGAGACCTAAATACTTTACCATTTGCAAAATTTCGTATAAATAACTAAAAAGAGATATGTCTGGTTCCGAAAAAGTCGATAATACTCCCTATGGTGATATTAATATTGAAGATATAGAGAAATATTCTAATCCTGCTACCGATTTCTCTAGTTTTAATTCTAACACTTTTGCAAGCGAAGAAACAACCGAGAAAGGAACAGAGAAAAAGAGTGCATTTAAACCAATAACAACAAAAACATATGGTAGATATTCAAGAAAAAGAAGAGGAGGTGTATTAAGATATCCTCTTGAGTTAATGACAGATCATACAGATTATTTACAAATAGACATTCAAAAATACGTACCCCTTAATAATTATGTGTCTAGACCTGGTGATTCAAGAAGATATGTTACTGGAAACAATTTTTCAGATCGTGCTGGAAGAAGAACTGCACCAAATTTATCAACAAAACCTTTGATTAATGATGGTACGATTTTATTACCAATACCATCTGAAATAAAAGATGTTAATACAGTTAATGTTGGTACATCAGAATTGAATGGACTCGCAGGAGCAGGTGCTCAATTAATTGAAGGTGGTTCAGATGCCCTTGCTGGATCAGATTTATTATCAAGAGAAGGTCGTGAAAATTTAGTTAATGAGATAAAAAAAGAATTTGGTACATTTAAAAATGATGTTACAGGTGGTGTTGGTTCAATCGAAGCAGCAACAAACTTTTTAAACAAACAATTCGCATCACAAATTCTTGGAGTTTTTGGTGCTAATGTTTCTGCAAACGATTTACTTGCAAGAAGTAACGGAGAAATAATCAATCCAAATATGGAACTTTTATTTAATGGTCCTGCAATACGTAATTTTAGATTTAATTTTAAGATGACACCTCGTAATGAAAAAGAGGCAGAGCAAATCAAATTAATTATTCGTGCATTTAAAAGAAACATGGCTCCACAAGCAAATGGTGGAACAGTTAATTCTGGTAGTTTCTTTCTTAAAACACCAAACGTATTTGAACTTAGATATCGAACAGGAAGAAATAATCATCCATTTTTAAATCGTTTTAAGCAATGTTTTTTATCAAATATGTCTGTCAGATATACAGGTGAAGGTGTTTATTCAACTTACGAGGACGGAACACCAGTTTCAATGATATTAGATTTAGAATTCAAAGAGACTCAACCAATTTACGATATTGATTATGATGAAAGACCAGGAGATCAGGCAGTAGGATACTAATGAGTTACTTTAGAGAAATACCAGATTTAAGATATCCATCTTTTTTAAAAGATAAAACATCATCACTTGATTATGTTGAAGTAAAAAATTTATTTCGACGAACAAAGTTGAGAGATGATTTACAAAATAATTTTACTGTATTTGATAAGTATGAAATAATTGAGGGAATGAGACCTGATAATGTTGCACAAGAATTATATGATAGTGATCAATTAGATTGGGTGATATTAATTGTTGCAGGAATTACAAACGTCAGGAATGAATGGCCGTTAAATAATCGTGACTTATATAATTATGCTCTTGATAAGTATGGAGAAAGTTTAAATTCAGTTAAGTTTTTTGAAACTACCGAAGTCAAAGATTCTAGTGGTAGATTAATTCTACCAAAAGGAAAAGTAGTGGATAGTAATTTTACTATTCCTAAACCTGGTGTTCCTACTGCAACATTAAATCCAGTTACAGGTATTAGTAATTTTGAATACGAATCTCGTTTGAATGAAGAAAAACGAACTATATATGTATTAAGAAAAGGATATTTACAAGAGTTTATAAATGATTTTAGACAATTAATGACATATGATGAGTCATCAGAATTTGTTAATTCTAAAATAATAAAAACAGAAAATTCAAATATAACCCTATAAAAAAAGGAGGTCGTTTGACCTCCTGTAGAATTATTCTTCTGCGAGTTTCGCAAAGTACGATAATGCATCATCCTCGTCTTTGTCTACCGTTGAGGTAGTAGAGGGTGCGGATACAGCAGCAGTTACTAACTCTTCTGCTGAACCACGATCATTATCTTCCTCATAGACATCTGGGTCTTGAGCAGGTCTCTTGCTTCCAAGAACATATTCTAATCTCTTCTTGAGATCTTCATATGACTTGAATTGATCAGCAGCAACAATCTCTGCGAGAGAGTATTGTTTCTTCCATAGACCTTCAAGTGCATCGTCATCATCAAGTAATGGAGTTACAGCAGCAAACTCAGAACTATCATAGTTTCTGTATCCTGCTACGTTTTTTGCCTTTAACTTGAAGTTAGCACCTTGCCAGAAATCAAATGGATCAATTGCTTCTTCATCTTCAAACTCAGGTTGCATTGCAGCAGTAAGTTTATCAAATATTTTTTTACCATATTTGAATAAGAATACTTT